GAGTAGCCCTGTGTTGGATGTGTTGTTTCAAGTACGCCTATCATTTTGCTTCCAAATTTTAAAGTGTTAAAGGTGTTTCACCAAATCCGCACCACTGACAAACACCAAGTTCCCTTCGTACCGCTTCAAATGCGAGTACCTCGAATGGAACGTGCTATCCGACACGCCCAGACACTTAGCCGCTTCTTTGCAATTCATGCGAAGTGGCAAGGCTTGCGCGGCTTGTACGGTTTCAAGCTGTCGTTTGACTTCAGCGCGGACAATGCTTTGAAGTTCGTCCGGTGTTAGGATTATGGCTACTTGTGTCATTGGTCTGCTTTTTGCTGTACTTTCTTTTCGGCAGGCTCGTATCCCTGCCAGCCCCCCACGTTGCTTTCGGTTCGCCGGTTAACCAGTTGCCGTACTGGTTTGGGTCGAATAGTTTTTCGGGCGGTTGTGTGGTTGGTTTATTTTTCATACTAAATCGTGAATTAAAACGCTTTGGATGTGCTTACTCCATTGACTTGCCATCGCTTCGGCAATTCCGTGATATGTCCTGCTTCTCTCTTTCCACCGATCAGGACTTGGAGGCATTTTCCAAACTCGCTGATCTCTGCCTTCAACGATATTTGTTGCGGCAAGGCGCGGCAAGCCTTTTAACCAAAGGCAGGTGGCCTTTGTCTCCCCATGCCCAAACATCCAAGGCTGTATCACCTGCGTTGGCTTCCTGATTTTTGATGAAATAACAGAAACAGGGTTTTCAAGTGCTATGTATGGTATTGGCGCATTTAGTAAGCGACGAACAAAATCAAGTGCCTCAGCCTGCTCATTCTGCTTGTTCACAAACCATCGGCTACCCGAAACAGCAAGGTGTGTGCATGGCGGGTGAGCTATCATTAAATCCCAGCCATCGCCAATAATATCAAACACATCGCCTTGATAATGATTTCCGGGCCGCTCTGTTGGTAGCAGGTCGCATGAAACGGCGTAATGGCCAAGACGGGCGAATGCGTCTCGCACGGTTCCAGAATACTCACAGGCAACAAGAACGCGCAGCCGTGATGGGTCAATAGAGTTATTTTTCATTTTCAAGTCTATTTTTAACCGCCTTCAGCCGTTCGATGTCGTATTTTAAAAATCCGTGCGCGGCGGCGATGTTTGCGGATTTGCGGTGTATTTCCAGGATTAGGTCAATCGCGGCAAGCACGGACGGCGCTTCGCGGGCGGTGATGGTCTTTGTGGCGGTGGTGTATTGATTAGATGGCATGAGTGGCGTGTTTTATCTGTGGCAAAATACCCCGCATGAATACTGCTCTTCTCCGGCATCATAGTAGGGGGACAAATCTCCGAACAGGTTGTTTTTTTCTATTTCAATGAAATCACTAAGCGCTGGCATGTTTTGGCGAATCCGGTAATATTTACCCCTAACATCTTGCGCCTTTTCTTCAAGAATTCTTACTAAATTTATTTCTTCAAAAGAAAGATGCACCATTGCCGCGTACTCCTTTTTTGATTTGAACGGACAAAAAATGCACCCGCCCCTGCGCATGTATGCAGGGAAATCAGGCGCTAATAAATTTTCGGTAAGAATATCAACGCAATCCTGCCGCGTATATCCATCAATCTGCAAAGGGTATGTGTATTTGACATTTGCAAGAAGCCCGTAATTGCCCTCGCGGTCTGTTTCGTCAGCATTCAGCCCAATCATTAACTCACATTCTCCTTGATCTTTCAGAAACTTATCAAGCGGGGCGATTTTAAATCTGCTTGTGCAAAATCGGTCTGCACCAGACGGAAAGAATCGCATCCTATCAACATAATCGGTCAAGGAGTCAACTTTTTGGCCTTTTGCCGTGACGCTGGCTTTAATTCGGACAAGCTTAAAGTCTCCCCCGTGTATTTCAGTTAAAACTTTTTCTACATAATCTATTCTACGGTACATTTCAGCGTGTTCGCTTCCAGTGTCCGTAAAAACGGCGGTGGCTCCCTTGCCATAAAGAAGGCACATTGTTGTGCTTTCAACACCTCCGGAAAAAGCTATATATTTGTTCATTGTTCAACTAAAATTTAAACAAATGGCTAAGAAGAAAAAACGTCCAATGAAGTAGGTGGCAAGGCGGGCATAAAACCCCGCCTTGTTTTTTAAAATGGAATATCTTCATCAGTTTTTGGCCTTTTTTCTGTGAAATCAACCACATCAAAACCCGGCGCTACCGGGGAGAACGGCTGTTGTGGTTTTGGGTCGCGGTATCCGCGAACCGGGTCGTACCTGCAAATAACTGTTCCAGTTGGGCCGTTGCGATGCTTCGCAATAATAACCTCACCAACGCCTTTCGTGCTGTTCCCGGCTTCATCTTCAAGAATGTCGTAGTATTCAGGACGAAACAGAAACTTTACGATTGCGGCATCTTGTTCAATACTTCCCGACCCCCTTAAATCGCTCAATTGCGGGCGCTTTGATCCGCCCCTTATTTCAACAGCACGTGAAAGCTGCGAAAGCGCAATGACCGGAACATTAAACCGCTTTGCCATCCGAACAAATGCGCCGCTAATTTTAGATATGGTTTCTTCAGGGTTTCCGCTCGTGCGACCGCCAACAATAGCAAGCTGCAAGTAATCGACCATGATGAAATCAAGCTCCCCACGGTAATACGCAGCGGCGGCGATTGATTCGATTTCAGACACGTTGAAAACATCGTCAATGATGCGCGTGTTAAGGGTTGCTACCTCGTGAATCGCCCGTTGTACATTCTCCTTTTCTTCATCGCTCAGTTTACTCCATTCGGCGAACGGGTTAACCCCGTGCCGAATACCCATAAGGCGGCGAAGCAAGTCAGCGCCGGACATTTCCAGGGAGAACAGCAGCCCGTTAGCGCCTGCATTAATAAATTCAGATAATTCGCCCGCCAAATATTGGGTTTTACCCATTCCGGGCCGTCCGGCAACAATGGTTAGATACCCGGGCAAATACGCTTTTATAAACTCTCGCACAGCCTGAATCGACGGCTTTGTTTTGCAATCGGGCTCTTTGCCTTCCAGCTTTGCCAGCGATGTTTCGGCAAACTCTTCCCGGTGATCTTTAATTTTGATCACCCCGTTCGCGCCAAGCAATTCCCGCACTTCTTCGATTTTCGCCCTCATCGCATCCGCTCCACCAGGTGAACCAAGCAACTGCGAAGCTTGGTCATAAGCACGGGTTTCAACCCAAATCTGGTGTTCGTGCCACCAGTTTTCTATTGCCCAATCAAGCGTTACGTCAACATTTTCAGCGGCGATATAAACAATATCCCCTGGCTGGTTTCCGCAAGCCGCCTGCACTGCTGCATAGGAGTAGGTACCACGGGCAGAAAACAAATCAAGAATCGCAAGAAAAGCCTTTGAAAAGCTGGATGCCTCAAGCGCCGGGCGGGGCAACTGCTGAATAAAATCTTGCAAGTTATACGGCTCACGTAGCATTGCGCCCAATAGTACCCGGTCGGCAATATGCTTTTTCGGGTCGTTTGTCATCACCACAGACCCAACGATATTATCATGAACACCTTTTTTGCCTGGTTCAAACATTTTGCCGTCACTTGGCGCTTTATAGTGCCTTGTTCCGAATTTATTTGTTACGTAGTCTCCCATTTTTGCTTTGCGGTTTGGTATGACTTATTGATTATTTTTTTTGATTCATCGCTCTCAATGAGCCATCCGAATTCTGAAACGATCTTTTCTTTTGCGGCTTTTAGGCTGCCTTGATTCTTGAATGTTAACAACCAAAGGCTTTCCCATGCTTCCAGCAAAAAGCGGTTATGCTCTTCAAGCCATTTCAATTCCTTCGCTTCGCTTGCGCCTTTTAGCTGAATCAAAAACGTTAGAAATTCTTTTGTTCCTAACGGTGAATCGTGAATGATGCCGGTTCGAACTACCCACTGCATTAACTGCACATCCCTATCCGATACAACCGGCACATCTTGCGGGCGCTGGCTGTCCACCACGGCGTGAAGCATGGCGACCGATCCGTAGTTAATCACATCCAGGTATGCGGCGCGGATGTCTTTCATCCGGTTTAGGAAGTAGCGGAGGCTTAGTTCTTGTTCGGTCATGGCACTACTTTAAACCACTTGTTTCAATTATAGCCTGAATACTTTTCCTTGTTTGCTCACTCAATGCAAATTCTCCCTCATAAATCTCCCGCCGAACATCCTCGGCTCTTACGGCATCCAAAACATCAATTACTCCAACTTCAAAGATTATCCGGCCTAACATATCCCAAACTTCAACAGCCCGACGCATTGTAAGAAAGTTTTCTGTAACCTCCCTATCTCCATCCTGGTTGTAGTCGGTTGTTATGATTACTATTTTGCTACCTTTTTTTTGAGAATCAAATGCCTTTATCATTTGTCAAGTATTTTAAGTGTGAATTAATCAACATACGCCGGAACCTCTCGCTTTGTCACGGGCGCAGTGTACGCGCTTTGCCCCGGCGGGGTGGTTTCGGATTTGTGTTTTTGCTCAGCCCTATACCGGGCGCGGCAAAAATTAAAGAAATGGTTTCGTAGGTCTTTGCGGTTGTGGTGTACCTGCGTTGTGCCGGATAGCTGAACCGTGAACGCTGCCAGGTATTCGTCCTTTTTGGAGGCTGGCACTTGGTGCGCCATTTTCATCGTTTCTGCGACGCGGGGGTCGGTATCCATTTCGTGCAGCCACTCCATTTGTGCCAGAGCATCCGGGTCGGCGGGGGCCGGGGTCGCTGCGCGCGCGCGCGGGGTTTTTTCGACTTCTTTTTTTTCTTCTTCGAACTGTAAGATCATATTCCCGACTTCGGGAAATTGTTCGGCAGCTTCGGCGACTTTCCTCTCTACGTAGTAGTCCTCCTTATCTTCCTTTATATCTTCCTTTACCTTATTATGTGAGTGAACTTTGTTCACCGTCTTGAGTGAACTTTGTTCACCTTTTGAGTGAACTTTGTTCACCGTCTTGAGTGAACTTTGTTCACCTTTTTTGTTGTTCTTTTTGTACTCCGAATCGGTGTCAATCCAGTATGGAGTTACCCCCAAATAACCAAATGCGCTGCGTTCAATCAGGCCCAAACCCTCAAGCCTTTCAATCATTTTCAGTAGCCCACGCTTGGTTATTCCGACAAACTCAGCAACATCCTTTTTAGTGTCTGAGCAATACCCGCGCTGCTTTGATCGAGAGTCCGCGCAGCGGTATTGCACGTATGAACAAAGCGCGTATTCATCCCTGGTAATACCAAGTGCCAGCCGCGCATATTCATGAATCGTGGTCGTGTTCTTCTTTAAATCCTTGCTCATTTTCCTACAACTAAAGCTAAAATGAATGCGCCATTAGGCACAACTGAAAACTTAAAAGAATCTACAAACTCAACAGCATCTGCGTATAATCTAAATGGCCTTGAAATTTGATTAATCATCCCGCTATTGTCGCGGGCGACTACAATGAAGCCTGTTATTGAAAAAGCCGTATCTTCCATATTTCACCAAATAAAAAACGCCATGCAAAAGGCGGGTGGTTGGTGACCGAAATCCTGGGGAGAATGTCCAGGAAGCCCGCGCCTTTGCATGGCGCTATGTTGTAAAAACATTATTCTCCAATTTTACAACCGGATTACCAGCCCGGCGGCGCTCCTAACAAGCACAGTACAAAGGTAAAACTTTCTTGCAATATTGCACAAGTTTATTGCTTTATTTTTTTTGAATTATTTTTTGTTGATAAGGTCGAGCGCGGCTTCGGCGCACCCAACCGCGTACTCGGCAATTTGTTCGGGTCTTATATGCCTGCCTGTGCCAGAAAGCGCCCCGCTCAGCGCCCCCGCTGTAAGCTGGATAAGCTCGGCGCGGTTAAATTCTGGGTCTGGCTTGTGCAATACAATGCCGTCGGATAAATCAACAGCCCCTTCATTATTATGCGCGTGCGCCCGGCCATTGTGCCATACCGCATCTGAATACTCTCTCAAAGTCTGTTCAATCACATCCACCGCTTCGCCGGTGCGTATTTGGTGCAGGATCGTTTCGCGCAAAGTCGCCACTTCGATGTATTGCATATTATTATTTTTTAAGTTTCAAAAATCTCACCCTCACCAACTGCCAATCCAGCGTCCAGTATTCCACGGCTCCAATAGCTTGCCAGTAGACTATCTTAAATCTGCGCGTTGTGCGGATATATTGGCCGGGGGTGATTTGGGTCATTCGGTTGCTTTTTTGATGGCTTTTTTTGCATTGTAAACCAGATTTTGAAACTTCGCATCAAGTGCGCGTTCCGGTATTTCACTAACCAGGTTTACCAGCGCCTCCAGCAGGTCGGGGGCGGCCCCTGCAAGCTTTAGGTTTGCAATCCTTGTTGCAGGGTTTAGCGTATCCTCTGCAATCTTAAGTACATATTGCCCATCTACCGATTCAATACTCCACGGGCCAGGCGTGTGTTTAAAATTGTGTTCCATGTTTATGATTTAAAAGTATTCGTATTCCCACGCGCCTTTAATCAGGCGGCAGGCGATGAATTTGAAAGGCAGTAATGAAGCGGCGACCTTGATTTTTACCCTGGCATCATCTCGCCAAAAGCCCTTTACCTCATGGCACTGCACTTCGCCGCTGGCAAGCTGCACCATGAAATCAATCCGGTAAAACGTGTTATCCGCAAGGCGTATGTTCACAGGTTCAAACCCCCACCAAAGGACAGCCCCGCTAAATTTCAGCGCGTCCAGGTGCCGGGCGTATGCCGCTTCCGTCTTGTTCATTTTCGGCTTTTTGGCCGGGGCGGTTGCTGCTGGCTTCGGGGTGAACGCCTCTTTTACACCTGCTTCTTTGCGGCGTTCTGTGATCCGGTCAATGTCGGCTTGTGTCCAGTTATTTGCCATGATTAAGGATAGAGTTCAAGTAGTTGTATTGTTCGGCAAACTTCATTCGTTGTTCGGTAGTTGGTATCTCTCTGTAAAACCTGTGTGCCACTATTTTTTTCTTTTCATCCCAAATTATCCTTGCCTTTTCAACCCCAACTACAAAAAAGGTGTTCGGGTGCTTTCTCCATTGAGTTAACTCTCCCGACAAAACCAACTGCTGAATTTCAGGCGGTATAAAGTTGTTAGCATGCTCAACGGCCATTATTTTGCCCTGCTCGGCCTCAATTGCCAGCTTTGTAATCTCAATACTTTGCTGCAATGCTCGAATACCATCGCTTTGTTTATCCCACTTTTTTAGGGTTGCACTCCCGTTTCGTTTGTCATTTAAAGGCTGCCCGTTGGCTTGTTTTACGGTTGCAAAGTGCTGCTCAAACTTTGACTCTAATAGCTGTTCTTTTTTCAACAAAGACTGCTTAAGTATTTCCAGTCTATTACTCATGCACTTAAATTTTTAGGTGGTGTACAAAAAAGGCGGGCAAGTTTTCCTCACCCGCCAACCTCAAAACCAGTGTTAACCAATTCACAAAAAACTACTGTCGTCATGGTCATTTAGGAACGCATGCGTAAAGGGTCATGGCGAATGTTGTAAACAGGCTCAGGCCAATTAATGCGCGTTCGTATAGGTCTTTTTGTCGCATGTATGAGAAGGCTTTAATGAAAAAATCGGGGGGATTATCTTAAAACAAGGTGTTCGGCTTTCGCAAAGCCCACCCTTGTACGGTCTTTCCTGTGATCGGATTTTTGGTGTTCGGCCCTAAATGCAGGCTGTAAGTATCGCCGTCGATGCGTATGCCGCCAGCGTCGGAAATTTCATTTCTGCGAGCCGACACGGTAGATGAATCAATGCCCATTTTATCGGCTACCAGCTTGTCGTACACGAAAGCATGTTCTTTGTGTAGTTCGATTACAGCCCGCGCAACGCGCATGGCAAGCGTTTCTTTATCCAGCTCACGGTATGCCTTTTTAGATGTGGCCGTGACTTTTTTGGGGGAGCTGGTTTTGCCCGGCGGGTTGACCTGGAACACATGCCCTGCGACATGCACGGTAAAACCATTCCTTGAAATGTCGTTTATCCCGCGCACTCTGCCGGGTTTTCCCTTTTGCGCCATGAATGGCAGCGACTTATTGAACCTATCTAATAAATCGAGTAGTTCGCGTACGCTTTCGCAGCGGCATTCGGTCACTTCAGGCGCTTTGCCGTTTATCACAGCCGAAAGAAATGCCTTTGAGGCTGCTATGTTTGGTGTGTCGGTGGTGGTCATGGTAGTGGGGTGTTAAATTCACCTTGCCTAATCCTTTCTGCAAGTTTATGCCAGTAATCGCTTTTTTGTTCTGTATCTTCCCACACAAATGCCCCATATATGGCGTTGCAAACAGAATATTCGTTGCCAACATCTTCCGCGCAATTCCTAATAGCCTGGCTCCTATACGGCTCTGGCAGGTAATTGTCGAACCACCAACATGGGTGGTATTGTGGGTAAGTATCTTTCATAGTCAAACTGGTTTTAAAAACCCCCGAACTTGTCACAAGCGCGGGGGCCATCATCAATTTTCACACTTAAAACTTGTCTTTATTCTGAAGAGATTTTCAGGCTTCGGGGGCCAGTCTTTACCAGCCCCCTCTAACCAAATTGTAATCTCAAGAAAAGTCTGTAAAAAGTGGGCGGTGCCGATTTTCCCGCAAGCACCGCCCGGTGTACTCCCATAAACCCCTACCCTTATCGCCACTATTCAGCCGCCTCTAAAGCACATTTTTGAACATAGCCGGAAAAACTTTCACCGGCCTTTTCTGCTTTGTTTTTGATCTTTTCAAGCGTGGCCGGAGTCATGTAGACAATCATTGTTTTCCATTGCTTTTCCTCCTGTGTCTTTGGCTCCGGGCCTCCTTTGCGCTTTCCTGCTGCTTTTTCGCTCATTCTTTTAAAATTTGATACTGCAAATGTATAGCAAAGATTTTAAACTTGCAATATTGTTTAACTATTTTTTTTTAATTAAAAATATTGTGAAACTTTTTGGTTGAATGTTTTGCAATATTGCGGATTATGCTCACCTTTGTGGCATCACAATTAAAACAGCTACAACATGAACAAATACACCTACCTCGTTTCCGTTGACTGCCCCCTTGGCGGGCCATCTATCCTGTTCACCGGCGAATGCGAGCCGCAATTCAGGGATTCACACAGTGGCTACGACTTCGACGGCTATATGCCGACAAGCATCTACCGTGACGGGCTGGAGCTGACCGGCGAAGGAATGACGGCAAAGGACTGGGAGACATTCAAATGCCGCCTAAAGCAAAGCATCCGTGAACGGGATGTGCAGCACAAAGTATCTCGAATCATCGACGCGGCGGTCAAAGGATCGGACGCGGGTGTTGTAATAGTTGTAAAGGGCGGGCGTGAAAGTAATGCCCGCGAAATTTCAATTGAAGCATTAGAAGAAATGTAAGTTGATTAACTCGGTTTGGTGGCCCGGCTGGCTGCAAAGTTGGCCGGGTTAATTTTTCACTTTTAAAATTTAAAAAGCATGAAACCTACCAACGAACAGCTTGCGGCTATCGAAAAAATGCAACTTAAATACCCTTCTATGCTTCCAATAACTTATGGGTGGTTTTCTGATGGGTCTATAAGCCTACACATGGCATTTAAAGATAATCCGAATGAAGTGTACTTCCAAACAGTCGAAAAGGACGGATCGCTTTTTACCCCTCCTGCGTATCGATACATAATAGATGGCGCTCAAAGTAACTGCTGTAACGCGCCTGTTTATGAGCAAACGGATATTTGCACCGAGTGCGGTGAACACTGCGATTTGGTAGACAATAACCAACAATAACTAAGTAAATCTCATGGAAAAGCAACAATCAATCTTTGATCTATTCCGAATCCTTGCCGACGGCAACGAAACCATAATGTCCGGCATCGACATCATCGAAGGCGGCGCACTACCCCCAAAGGACGCAAAAAAACTTGCTCAAGACATTTGGTTTACCATGTGTCCAACCATCCCGCCGGGACGGCGATTGTCGAACGACACGCTGTGGACACGCGGCACGGGTAAATTCATTTGGAATTGCCTGGTAGAACCGAATGAAGCAAAAGAAAAGTGGCTGGCACAGCAGATTAAATGGGGGCGGCATAAAGCCCGCGTGCTTTCAATGCCTCAATACCGACCACCTGCGCCATCGCCGCGCAAGTGGTAAACACCTGATTACTCACATTTTGATTACATAAACTTTTTGACAGATGATTAAACCTGTAATTCAGTGGACGCCAAAGGCAGTCCAAAAGAACCCTTCTAAAAACGAGTGGGCCGGGGTGTTCCGGACGCACGTACAAGCGGGAACGCCCGGCGCTGTGAACCACCAAGGGCAAATTGGTAGCACCGATAGAACCTACAACTATTGGGGCTTTGATGCTAACCAAGTTTCCGGCAAAATTAGGTGGGTAGACAAAGCGATGCCGAACTATACCGGCGCTGAGACCAAGATCATTATTTACATCGAAGGCAACGCCGCGCTGCACAAGGTTGAAATCCCGTACGATGCTGGCAACCTGCACAATGTAATGAACATCATTTGTGGCGTTGGCGGGAAATTGCCTGATTGGCACGTAAACCTGTCTTACTGGGTACGCCCAAAGAAAGACGCAAAAGGATCAATTGTGTTCAACGACAAAGGCACGGCGAAGCTCCTTAAAACATTTCAGATTTTGGATGTTGAACCTCAATTCAGCTTTGACGCCTGGAAAGAGTTTTCAGAAAAACACGCCCTGGAGTGGACTCAAAAAAAGCGTGCCGACGGCAAAATGGAATGGGTAACAGACGCGGCCCTGAAATACTGGGATAGCCGCCTTGTTAGTGTTCAGCGCTTTTTGCTTGGTACGCCTGACTGTTTGCCGTTCACTTACGGCAGCCTGATTGCCAGCCCGCATGAAAATCCGTCCGGTGGCGGCAACTTGACTGAGCAAGAAATCGAACAAGCAAAAGCGATTTATGAGCGCCGGAAAGCGGATTTCAGGTTCCCGCACAGTCGCGAAGTTGTGGACGCTGATTCGATTGTCGGCGTTGCGCCTGATCCTGGATACCGGCAAGAAGTTGCTGAAATTGCGCAAGCATCAACCAGTATTCCAAGTGCCTACTTTGATGCAGTCCCGGCAATGGTCGGCGGTTTTCCGACCGAAGAAACCCCGCTTTCAATTCCACCGGCAGATATTGATGATCTTCCGTTTTAATACAGGCCATCCCAACCATTCAGCCCGGACATCGCAAGTTGTTCGGGCTTTTTTGTGCAAAAAATAAGACCCGCGCGCTGATCTGACGGGAAGCGACACGGGTACGGTTGTTTTGCTCAGACCAAAAGTCTGCACCCAGGAATGTACAAAGATAAGCAAAAAAAAGAAAAGCCCCGTTTTTGGCGGGGCTTAAATCCGGCGGTGATACCACCGGAGAGGCTGTGGCAAAGGTAGGGGTTTTACAAATAAAAAGCCCCAATGTTTTCCATCGGGGCCGAAATGACCCGCCACAGTGCGCGTGTTTACGCGGGGCGGGTGTATGGAGATAGGCTTAGTTAGTAGCTACTTGAATTTACGAAACTTCCCGCTGTGGCGGCACAGGATACCGCGTTTCCCATTGAGATACGTCCCCTTTAAATACGCCCTTAAGCTGTTTATGAACCTATCAATTGCCTGCTTTGATTCGTTTGCCTCGCTCCCAATGTTGGTTATCATGTGTACAGGAACTTCCCAAATCTGCGCAACCTGTTGAATCGTTAGCAGTGTTTCATCTTGCTTGCTATTCATCTATTTCAAAGTTTTCGGTTAATTTATAATACCCCGGCCTGTGCCGATCGAATATAACGACAAGCCGCCGGGGGCCGACCTCACCCGCCTTTAATTGCGCGCCGGTCTTGTACAGGTATTGCCGTTCCTTTCGCTCAAGATCCGCCCACACATCCGGCTGCCTTATGTAGTTCCAAAAATTTTCCCAGGCTTCATGCTGGTTTAGGTGTTTTGTCATGGCACAAAAGTAGTAAAAAAAATATTGTGTGAAAAATAATTACAACAAATGTTGGAAATAAAATTCACACGTTGTACATTTGTGCCAACATCCGAACAAACGGACAAAAGAACAATGGGAGCAGCTTTGACAATGGAACGCCGAACAATAGCCGAAATCTGCCGGACAACCGGCAAGGACATCGACGCATTGCGCCGGGCGTGGGATCGCAAAATTAAGCCGTACAGCGGCGTTAATTTCAGTCGTGAAATTATCCCTACGTCCGAACAATATGCCGTCCTGATGACGGATAACCGCACTGTTCGCAAGGCTGAGCCGCCGGTTAATTCGGCTGCGCAAGTATTGAAGGCTGCGGACAATACGCCCGAACAAAAGCCGGAAATCCCTACCGAACAACCCGGTGAAAATCTGAGCAATACGCCGGATGCTAAGCCACCGAAACGAATTGATTTTGGCAAGACGGCATTTCGCGTAATGTTCGGGTTTGGTGTTTGCGCCCACGCTTTTTTAGTGCTTTGGGATGCATCTTACCTTTGGGGGCCGGGCGGCTTGATCGCCGGGTTGGCTGTGTTCCTGGTTATTTCTGGAAGCGTTGTTTTGATGTGGTCAAACCGGGATGATAAAGATTCCGAAAATTTACTCTGGTTTGTCTGGTTTCTTGAAATCTGTTCCGGATTTGCCCATAAATCGGCACTATATCACAGCGGGACAAACGCTTTTGCCGCCGGTATTTCCGAATTTGGCACAGGTTGCATGGCTGCTATTGTCGTGCTGTGCGCAATGGCAATGAGCTATTTTTATTTCAAATCATCTAAAGCTTAAAACAATGAAATTATCAGCAGACGAAAAGGGATTTTTAATGGGGATTGCTCATTTTTTGGTTGAATATGAAATTGAATGGCACGCAAAAGACGGCCAATACAGGCCTGAGTTTTGGGCTTATGTTCCGTTTGGATTTATAAGGGCATTCACAGATGCATTCAGGATAAAAGGCCTTGATGACGAAAGTTGCTCATACATAAAAATTGAGCTTCGATCAACGTACATCGCAGTAAACATGAGCGATTGTCTTGATTTGATGGGGTTTGAGGACACCGACCTGTTTATTAAAAACGCCTGCTGGACTGACAGCGTGCGCTTTCCATCCGCAATTATTTGAGTTTTTCAATAACAAAAATCTCTCGAAAAATGAAAGCATTAATCTTGTTTACAATCGACCTTTTTCTGTTTGGATTTTGGCCAACGGTTGCGCTGTTTGCATTTGCGGCTTTTATTGTACACGCCCTGAAAATAGACCTTGACAGAGATCCGACCAACCGAATAAATTGATCGAAAAATGCACATCTACACTCGAAAAAAGACATTGCAACAACCGTCCAAACACACACAAGCGCTATTAAAAGCGCCCGCCGTTTGGGAAGGCAGTAGCGTGTCTTTCGAGGTAGAAAAGCCCGCAATTGAAGAAGGGCTAACACCTGAAGAAGTAAAGGCGCTACGCAATGCGCATGGAACGCCAACACCGAATTTCGACCGGGCGCGGGATGTAAAAAACCTGATTCAAAAAGGCTACAACCGCGTCCAGACATTCGGCATTTTAAGGCACAAGGGATACGGGTACGGGGAGCGGCAAGTTTTCCAGGATTACGCTACACTCAATAAATTCATCAATAAAAAATCAAAAAAATGAACGATTTTATCGAAATCAACGGCGTTAAATACGTCAAAGCAGATCAGGCGCAAGCCCAAAACGTAGACGGATTAAAGCCAGTTTTAATTCGCTCATACGCGTCAGGGGTTCATTTCGGACTACTTGAAAGCCAGCGAGACGCGCCGCAGGGTCTTGAGGTTACGCTGCGAAATTCCCGCCGGGTTCACTACTGGGAAGGCGCTGCAAGCTTATCCCAAATGGCTGTTGATGGCATCGGAAAGCCTGATTCAAGCCGAGTTGCGATGGCCCTTGATTCTTTTACGGTTCAAAACGTAATCGAGACTATTCCTATGACCGAAAAAGCATTTGAAAACCTGAAAAACCAGCCAGTATGGAAAGTTTAAAAAATAATGGCTCCGGCTACGGCTCCGGCTACGGCTCCGGCTCCGGCTACGGCTCCGGAGCCGGCGCCGGCTACGGCTCCGGCTACGGCTCCGGGACGGCGACGGCGACGGCTACGGCTACGGCGACGGCTACGGCTCCGGCTACGGCTACGGCTACGGCCCCGGCTCCGGCTACGGCTACGGCTGCGGCGACAGCTCACGCCCCAGCTAGAGCTGCCGACACCGCGCCCGACGCCGCCACGACCCGGGGACCCGCTGAGGGCCCGC